ACTTGGACGAAGATAGCCGATAAAAGAGTAATCTCATCAGCAGTTTTATCTTTGGCAATTGCACAGGCAATAGCCGTAATACTAGCAATAAATTCACATGAATTCATAAGATACACCTCCTTGAACAATATATGCAATGGGTTTATGGGAGAGTACAAAAAGCAGAAAGTTGGTGGAATATGAAGCAGATACCTAACAGATTAGAATGTGCCTACTGCATCAGAAATAGCGATCGTGGTGGAGAATGTAGCAGCAGATTATACAGTGAAAAACAACACAGTGATTTGCAAGGATGTTTAGCTTTTAAGGCTGACGAAAGGGGTTGCATAAGAAATAGCGATTTTAAAATAAGCGTTCCGTTGTACAATGCGTTTCCGTTTACAAATGCATGGAGTACAGATTGGTTGGTGGATGGAAAAGATAGCCCTGTGAGAATAAGAATTATTTATGGTCTTACATGGGACACCAGAAGCGGAAACATATTAGTACATTGCAACTGTGATTATTTTGTAAATGAATTTGCGGATGACTACAAATGCGGTAATAAGAAGCCAATGCTGAAATTGGTGAAAGGGTAAATTATTGAAATGAGTGAAAAAGGGGTGGAGAAATGAAAGAATTTTTTAAAGGTACGGTAGGTGTAGTGATAGGAGTTTTACTTATTGTCGGGTTGGTATTCGGTGGTGGCTACATGGGATTGAAGTACAAAGCCACATTTGGAAAAGCCAATCAGAACATCGACAGAGAGATTTTTAAGGAAGGCAATACATATAACGAGGGTGTTTTGGATGATTTGGCGAAATATCGCTATGACATGACTTTTGCGGAAGATGATGCGGAAAAGGCGGCTATTGCTGATTTGGTAAACAGCAGATTTGCTAATTTCAACGAAGACAAGATTGAAAGTGATGATTTAAAAGAATTTTTGAGCGACTGTCGTGATGGAGAATACAAAGTAGAAAAAGGAGAATAAACTTATGAAAAAAATGATTGGATTAGTTTTGAGTGTGGTATTGGTTAGTGGTATGATGAGCGGTTGCAGTGAAGTGGAAAAATCATCAACTACAAAAGAAAAAGAGTATCAAGAAGAGTTGATGCAGCAGTCAACGAATGAAATTGGTATGCCAGAGATTACGGAATTTTACGAAAAGAAATTAGCAAAAGAGATTTTTGAGAAAAGGGATGATAGCAAACTTGTTTGTTATGCTTATTCTCAAAATTTAGAAGGTAAATTTGTTTTTGTAGGTAAATGTTTGGGTTATGGTTTACCATATAGCACTCAATATACAAATCCTATGAAATTGGCTAGTTCATACAGTGATGCAACAGCTTTGCCACAATCTGATCCAAATGGATTGTATGGAGCAAGTGGATTGTCTGCAACATGGCTTATGATGATTGACGAAGAAACAGGCGGAAATTACATAATGTATTGCGAACCAACTATAGTTGTAACAGAACACAAAATTCCAAAACGGTTGGTTGAGGATTGGAGTTTGCCAGAAAAGTATTAAGGTGTAGAATTGTTGTATTAAGTAAACAATTGAGAATGGGGTGAGTGATTGGAATTTGAACAGATGAAACGCAAGCTAAAAAACTACAATTATTTAAAATCCAGAATTCAGCAAATCAAAGAAGAAATACAAGGATTGAGGGTTTCACAACAGAGTTTGAGGGAAATTAATGCTATCATTCCTTCGGATATGCCAAGGTCAAAATGTAATGATGATAAGATGGCAACTGCTGTTTGCAAAATTATTGATATTTATGAGAATAGAATTTCAAATTTAGCAACAGAGTTGCAGATAAAGCTGTGGGAATTGGAAGAACTTACAAGTGCATTATGGATGCTAGATGAAAAGGAATACAAGGTCATTAAAGAGAGATACATTGACAGTGTTCGTTGGGATTTTATTCCGGGGAGATTGAGTTATAGTAGGAGACAATGCTTTAGATTGCACGATAATGCAGTACGTAAACTCATAAAATTATTGAATAAATAAAAGATGGCACTAAATGGCACTTTTTTTGTGGTAAAGTGATAGTATGGAAATTTGGGAGAAGACACTTTGAGAGAGGTGTCTTTTTTTGTTATGTAAATGAAGAAAGAAAGAAGGTGGAAAAATGGGAAATGCAATGGATCCTGTGAAGGGATTTGATAATATTTGGGACTTTGCGGATGTGTTACTGGAAAAGCCAAAGGTGGGTAAAAGGAACTATGTTTTGTTTATGACGGGAATCTATTTGGGAAGACGTATCTCGGATTTATTAAAGTTAAGGGTTCGGGATGTGAAAGGAAAAAACAAGATTTACTTTAGGGAGAGCAAAAAGAATAAAGAGTTTAATTTAATTGTCAATAAAGAACTGAGAGTGATTCTTGATGATTACTGCAAAGGGAAAAAGGATTCTGAATTTTTATTCCAAAGTTCTACAACAAAAATACCGAAACATATTACACGACAGCAGTGTTGGAATATCTTCAAAGAAACAGGAGAAAAACTTGGGTATGATGGCAAAATTGGTTGTCACTCTTTGAAGAAAACATTGGGAAGAAAGTTGTATGATGATGGGGTTGATATCTATTTGATTATGCATATCTTGGGACATAACGACTTGCAATATACCAAGCGTTATATTGGCATTACGGCGGATGAAATGAATGAGGCATTGCAAAAACTTTCTTTTCGGAAGCGGAATTGATTTTTTTAAAAAAACAAATGACTTGACATTATAGGACTTGTCAAGTAAAGGGATTGATAAAAGTGTTTCTTCCTATATATCAAAAAATAAGAATGACTTTACATAAAATATAATTAAGTCAAGTCCGTCACTTTGCACAAAGGATTATTTCGGTCATTGAAACGAAAGAATTTATCTTATATTTGTATCGTTTTTGCATAGTTTTTTCTTTTGATTTTGTATTGTAATATTGCACAATAACTAAACGATGCTAAAAACAGGGAAATGAAAGAAATTTGGTGTTGATATGTATTATAAAACTGATCCATTTTATGTGTCGAAGGAATGGAGAAAGTTACGCAAAGAAGTATTGCAAGATGATAAGAGCGAGTGCCAACAGTGTAAGGCAAGAGGAATGTATACGAAGGCAAACACGGTGCATCATGTGAACTATCTGAAATTGCATCCAGCGTTAGCACTGAAGAAGTTTTATCAAGACGATGAGGGAAATCAAAAGAGAAACCTCATCAGCCTTTGTCATGCGTGTCACGAAGAAGTGCATGGGTACAGACAAAAGCCGAAAGAGTATCTGACAGAAGAGAGGTGGTAAGTATTAAGTGGATTGCATTTAAGTGCCTGGAATGTAATGAGATTGATATATTTCCTGCAAGGACAGCAGATGGTCGCAGATGTAAAGAGTGTAGCGGTTATTTGAAGCCAATAGGTTATGTGGGTGTAGATTTGGCAAAAGGAAAAGATAAAACAGGATACCCCCGGTCGAAAAAAAGTTCGTTTTAATACAGATTCGTGTTACTCGGTAGGGTACACGACAAGAGATATTTTTTGAAATTTCATGTGAAGGGGGGTGGTAGGTACATGGGGAGAAAGGAAGTTTCTGCAAAACGCATCAAAGATGATTTGTTAGATCAGTTGGAACGGAATGGAACGACAGGTCAGCACTTCATTAACATGGTGGAAGATTACATAGGTTTGTGGAAAATAAAAAATATGCTATTTGCTGATATCAAAAAGAGGGGCATTTCCATTGACTATGATAACGGTGGTGGTCAAAAAGGAAATAAGAAAAATGACAAAGTGGAGCAGTTACTAAAAGTCAATGAGCGAATGTTGAAAATGCTTGGAGATTTGGGTATCAAAGCAACTGCTATTGGTAGTGACCCAGATGGCAGTGATGAAATGTGATCGGCAGAGGAAAATAGAAAAATGAACATGACAAAAGAATTGAAACTTGTGGAAGTCAATAAATTGGTACCCTATGCACGAAATGCCAGAACGCACAGCGAGGAACAGATTTTGCAGATACAGGCAAGTATCAGGGAGTTTGGTTTCATCAATCCAGTTTTGGTCGACAAAGAACTTAATATCGTTGCAGGTCATGGCAGAATAATGGCGGCAAAGGCAGAGGGAATCAAAAAAGTCCCTTGTGTGTTTGTGGAGCATTTGACGGAGACACAAAGAAAAGCATATATCCTAGCGGACAATAAACTGGCATTGAATGCTGGTTGGGATATAGAAATGCTGAAATTGGAATTAGAGGAACTGAAAGATTTTGATTTCGATGTGGAACTGACTGGTTTCAGTTTGGATGAAATGGAAGAACTCTCCAACTTTGGGATGGAAAGCGAAGTGGAAGAAGATGATTTTGACCAAGAGCCTCCAGAAGAACCCATTAGTCAAAAGGGCGACATTTGGTTGTTGGGCAGACATCGGTTGATGTGTGGGGACAGCACCAAAGAGGAAGATGTAAAAACCTTGATGGATGGTCAACTGGCAGATATGATTCTGACGGACCCACCCTACAATGTTGCTTATGAGGGGAAAACAAAAGATGCCCTTACCATTCAGAATGACAAAATGGATAAAGACCTGTTTCGGGTTTTTCTAAAAGATGCTTTTCAAGCTGGAAACAACGTTTTGAAAACAGGCGGTGTTTTTTACATCTGGCACGCAGATTCCGAAGGGTATTATTTTCGAGGAGCCTGCATTGATGTGGGTTGGACGGTTCGTCAATGCTTGATTTGGCATAAAAATTCCATGGTGATGGGAAGGCAAGATTATCATTGGAAGCATGAGCCTTGTTTATATGGGTGGAAGGATGGCAGCGGTCACTTGTGGGCGGCGGACAGAAAACAAACCACAATCCTTCACTTTGATAAACCGCTGAAAAATGGAGAACATCCAACGATGAAACCCATCAAGTTGTTTGATTATCAAATTCAAAATAACACCAAGGGGCAGGACATTGTCCTAGACTTGTTTATGGGAAGTGGTACAACCATTATGGCTTGCGAGCAGAATGGAAGAATCGGGTATGGTTTGGAACTGGATGAAAAATATGCAGATGTTATTGTCAATCGTTATATTGCATTCAAAGAATCCAGCGAAGATATTTATTTATTGAGAAATGGAGAAAAGATTGCTTATAGCCAGATTGCCACAAAAACGGAAATGCAATGATAGAAGGATGTGGTGGTATGGCAAAGATAGATTTAAATAAACAAGCACAAGAAATTTTGGTGGCGGCGCAAAACAGTGGTGTGGAACAAAACTTTTTGTTTGTTACGACATTCAAGCGTTACCAGGTGCAACTAAAAATATTAAATGACCTTGAAAAAGAACTGCGGAATAGAGAATCGCTGGGGATGGGAGAATCTGGCGAGGGTGGCAATGCCATCAAAGCCTATAACCAGTCGGTTGACAGTGCAAACAGAACTGCAGGTACATTGATGAAGGTCATAACGTCATTGAAGGATGTGAGTTTAGATGATGGCGACCACGAGGAAATGTAAGTATCATCCATTTATTGATGAATATATGGACGATGTGCGAAATGGAACAATCGTCGTTGGAAAAGATATTATACTGGCGATGGATTATCTGGAAGAGAAATTAAACAATCCAGATGTATTCATTGACCATGAAAAGATTGAAAAAGCAGTGGAACTCATGGAGCGGTATTTCCAGATGAAACTGATAGATTGGGAATTATTTGTGACTGCCTGCATCCATTGTTATTACAAATCAGATGACACAGTTGTTTTCAATGAAATTTTTATTATGATGGGACGAGGGAATGGCAAGAACGGTTTTATCAGTCCACTAACCTGGTACCTCACCACCCATTATCATGGGATTCAAGGCTACAACGTAGATATTGTGGCAAATAGCGAAGACCAGGCAGAAACTTCTTTTCAGGATGTTTATGAAATGTTAGAAAGAACTTGGGCAAAGTCGAAGAAGTTTTTTTACAAGAGTAAGGAACTGATTAAGAATTTAAAAACGAAATCCTATATTAAATTCAATACCTCAAATGCTAGAACCAAGGACGGGAAAAGAACCGCCTGCCTGGTATTTGATGAAATCCACGAATATGAAAAATATGACATGATTTCTGTATTCACCTCTGGCTTTGGAAAAAGAAAACATTCCAGAGCCTTTTATATTACCACGAACGGACACGTTCGGGAGGGAGTACTGGATGATAAACTTGCCATAGCAGGGGATATTTTAAACGGCACAATCGGAAATTTGGGTGTTCTGCCTTTGCTGTATCGTATCGACAAAGAAGGAGAAGCGCAAGATCCTGAAATGTGGCACAAGGCGAATCCCTCCTTGCGGTTTTTTCCAGAACTAAAAAAAGTAATGGACATGGAATTTGTCACCATGGAAAAGCAGGCAAGTGTGGAAAAGGAGTTTTTCACCAAAAGGCTAAACTGGCCAAAAGGGAATCGGGAGTTGCAGGTTGCTCAATGGGAGGATATTTTGACAACCAACAGGGAGATGCCAGACTTCCAAGGAAAGTCTGCGGTGGTTGGCATTGACTATGCGAGAACGACCGATTTTGCGAGTGCAGTGGCGCATATTCGGGATGGGGATGAACGATATGACATTGGTCATTCCTGGTTATGTTTGCAATCTCCAGAAATCCATCGGTTAAAGATTCCGTATCAAGAATGGGAAGAAAAAGGCTTGCTAACCTTGGTGGATGATGTGGAGATTCGTCCAGAATTGATTACAGAATGGATTGTAGAACAACAGCAAAAATATGTCATTCGTAAAATTGCCATTGATGATTTTAGATATAATTTATTGGCAGAGGCATTGCGGAAAATTGGTTTTGATGCAAAGGAAAAAAATGTGCATCGGGTCAAACCAAATGACATCATGAAAATCGTCCCAGTGATTGAGAGATGTTTTATCAATCACTATTTTATTTGGGGCAATAATCCATTGATGCGGTGGGCGACCAATAACACCAAGTTGATTCCGAGCGGTAAAAAACAAGGCACCGACACAGGCAATTTTTATTATGGAAAAATTGAAGCAAAGAGTCGAAAGACAGATCCATGGATGGCAGTTGTTGCAGCCATGGTGATTGAAGATGAATTGGGTAACGGCGTGATTGAATATAATGACTTGCCTGTCATCACATAGAAGGAGCGTGAGAATCATTGGGATTGGGCCTGTGGATTAGAGATTTCATGAGCAGTAAAGTTGTCGCAAACGTGCCTGTAACGGAGGAAGAATTTTTTCATCTTGTTGCAGAAACGAGTATCAGAGAATTGGCTTTTTGGAGTTCAGTCAATATGATTGCGAATTCAATCAGTAAATGCGCATTCAAGACGTTTGAAAACAATCAAGAAGTCAAGGGACGAGAACATTATCTTTGGAATATTGAGCCAAACAAGAATCAAAATTCTTCTGCGTTTTTACATCAGCTGATTACGCAACTTTACAAGAATAACGAGTGCCTGGTCATACAGGAAAATGACCAACTTTTGGTCGTTGACCATTTTACCAAAAGAGAGTTTGCCTTGCGAGAAAATTTATTCGAGGGTGTTACCGTGGGTGATTTTACGTTCAATCGTACGTTTGCGATGAGCGAGGTGCTGTATTTCAAACTTTCTGAACAGCATATGAGAAAAATTACAAATTCCTTATATGAAAGTTATGGAAAACTGATTGCGTATGGCATGAAGAGTTATAAGAAATCGCGTGGAACCAAGGGGGTATTCAAATATGATACTTTACCAGTTGCTGGGACAGACGGAAGAAAATTCTTTGATGCTTTGATTGGTGAAAAATTCAAGAAATTCATTGATTCGGGCGATGCCATATTGCCACTGGGAAGTGGGCAAACCTATGAGGATATTGGCTCCAAAACGTATTCGAATGAAAGTACAAGAGATATTCGTGCCATGATTGACGATGTTGCGGATTTTACCGCAAAGGCATTGAGTATTCCACCAGCCTTAGCAAAAGGGGATATTGCAGGCATCAAAGATGCCATGCAATCTTATTTGACCTTTTGCATTGATCCTTTGGTGGATATGTTGCAAGAAGAAATTAACCGCAAAAGAAATGGATACATTGGATTTTCCCAAGGGAAGTATTTGGAGATTGACACGAAGTGTATTCTTCATGTGGATTTATTGTCGGTATCCTCTGCTATTGATAAGTTGATCGCCAGTGGTGCCTTCTGCATCAATGATATTCGCAAATTGGTGGGTGAAACGATGATTGATGAGGAATGGGCAAACAAACACTTCATCACGAAAAACTATTCCGATATTGAATTGGCATTGGAAGCCTTGAAGGGAGGTGAGGAAGAATGAAAAAGTATTATTCATTGATGACGGAAAATAAAGAAGCAAGTATTCAAATCTATGGAGATATTACTGCATGGGAATGGATGGAAAGTGATGTTTCAAGTTACACGTTATCAAAAGAACTAGAGGGATTAGACGTTGATACCATACACGTTTATATCAATTCCTATGGTGGAGAAGTAGCGGAAGGACTTGCTATTTATAACGCGCTGAAACGACATAAGGCGAAAATAATAACCCATTGTGATGGGTTTGCAGCATCTGTTGCCAGTGTTGTTTTTATGGCTGGGGATGAAAGAATTATGTCAAACGCATCGTTGCTGTTTATACATAACGCATGGACTTACGCATCTGGTGATGCAAATGCCTTAAGAAAGCAAGCGGACGATTTGGAAACAATTACACTGCCATCCATCAAGACTTATATGGAGCATGTGAATATCACAGAAGAAGAACTCAAGGCAATGCTCGATGCAGAAACTTGGATTGCGCCACAGGAAGCATTGGAAATGGGTTTTGCAACTTCTATTGTGAATGACAGTTCTGGAAAAAATGCAAATCAAAGCGTGAAAAAGAAGTTGCTTCAGATGGCATTGCACCAGAAAAAGCAAACACCAGAACCAGAACCAATACCAGAACCAGAAGAACCAACACCAGAACCACTAGAACCAGAACCAGAACCAGAACCAGAACCAGAACCAGAACCAGAACCAGAACCAGAACCAGAACCAGAACCAGAACCAGAACCAGAACCAGAACCAGA